GCTTCCCAAACGAATAAAACTTTAGAAATTTCTTTTAAAAATTTATATAGAGGACTTATTCCTACTTATTTTGTAAATCTAAATTTTACAATACAAATTCCTCTATATGAATATATAAAAACAAAACTAGAAAATAATACAATAAACACATTTTTTGCAGTAGCAGTGTCAAAAACATTCGCATCTATTATGTTTTACCCATTTGATACGATTAGAACCAGAATTAGAGACGGAAAACATATGTTGTTTTCCAAAAAAATTAATTATTATAAAGGAATTAGTATATACATTGCAAGAAGTTTGCCTTATCACGTTTCTATATTCTGTACATATGAGTACATCAAACGTTTTTTTTCATAAAAAAATTAATATACGAAATCCCTTGTAGATAAGAATCTGCAAGATCGTCTTTTTTTTTATGTTTTTCAAAAAAATCCTGATGTGTTTTGATCAATTCTCGTGTATGAACTATTCCTAAATTTTTATTTTGACGATATTTACACTTAGACTTATGTTCAATTTGTGTATTAGAACATTTTAATTTATATTTTGCAGGGTAGAACATTATAGTACATCTCCTATTTTGTTCGTGTTGAATTCTCAAGGTAAAATAAACATATAATGCAGTTGATATATTTCTCATTTTGGGGTTAAAAGATGGCTGTTTTTCTAATAAAACAGTATCGGCTTCTAGCAGATATTCTAAATTATCCAATGCTTGAATAACAGAAAGTGTTTCATTGGACCCGGAACAATCTAATACGTCCCAATCTAGAATACTTTTATCTTCGCCATCTATTAAACAATATGCTAAATTCTTAATACCTATATCGAATGAAAGTATAATCATATACAATGTAATGTAATGTAATGTAATGTAATTATTATTTAATGTGATGTAATGTTTAAATTAGTTATTGGATATTTATACAAAACACCTTCTTTTGTTTTTAAAATGTGATAATATGTATAATTTATACTGATATCAGGCTCAGGTTCTAGATTTTTCTTATCTAACAAACTTAACAAACACCCCATTTATATTCTTTTATCTATATTAATCAACGATTTTATATCTGATATACTTACCTTTTTTTTAATTTTAGGTTTTTTAAGATTATTTATATCATTGATATCCCATGATATGAATAGTTTATCGTCTGCTAATAACACAACGCAAAAACCTTCATTTTTTAAAATTGTAAATAAATAAGTAGTAATTTCTGCTACATTATAGCTAGGAAAACCGAATGTATAATTCGGAACTGTATAAACACATCTTAATTCACCGTGTTTTGAAAGATGTCTAATCTTGTCTGCCATCTTTCGAAGTATATTGTTTCTAAGAGTATCATATCTCAAATTTTGTCTTTTCTGGAGTTCTAAAATATCTCTTAATCCAGACATGTTTATACATTACGTATATTACAATTTACTTAAAAAAGCGTATTTTCTTTATTTTCAGGTTCATTATCGTCCGATTCATTATCGTCCGATTCATTATCGTCCGATTCATTATCGTCCGATTCATCATCTGATATATCATACTGTTTATTTACGGTCACGTCAGTCTCTGGTTTTATATTTTTTAATTCATTTATACTCTCGATAGAATTTTCTTGTAGAATATTTTTATCTGGTACAAGAGTCTCAACACTTTCATTATTGCTTAACATGTTTTCAACTGCCTTGGAATGTATAGGTTTTGATATAGGAATTATAGGTATTTCTTTACTTTCAGGTTTAAAATCTTCATCATCTTCATCATCTTCGGACATTTCATCTTCTTCCGGTGCTTCTATTACATTATTGTTTTCCGGATACTTAGTTTCTGGTTCATTAAACGCCCCTGATAGGTATTCATTTAGAATATATTCTATAGGAATTTGATTTGCTATGGTTTCATTTATAGATTCGGTTATTAATTTAAACATTTTATTTTTTTCATCATATATACAATACGGGTTGTAATAAATTTGTTCGCTACATGACACTATAATTTTATGCAAAAATGAATTTAAACTTGGAACCTTAATTTTGACCGATTTATCATCTGCTGTTAACCTAACACAAGCTAAAATTTTAACGTGACTTACAAAAATAGCCGTAATCAAATCCATTAAATATGGAAATTTTCTATTCAAAGAATTTAATTTTTCTTCTAGTTTAAAATCAGTCCAATTGGGAACGCTTTTAAGTTCTTTTTGAAAATTTGAGTATGAAACACTCAGTCTAATATTATTTTTTTGAGAATCTTCGAATATACTATGTAAAATATCGTAAATACCAGCCTGGATACAGTTTATAAGTTGTTTTGAATATTCTTCCTTGGCGGCCACCAAAACATTAACATTTAGAGTTTCAGACATATTATTAGTAATTAACACATTTTTAAAAACCGCGATTTTAAACTTTTAAAATAAAAACATTTATTAATTTATAATATATATGTCTGCAGAATGCAAAATTAATAGCAAAACGGTTACATGGACACTCGATTCTAAATTTGTCGACGATATTAAAAGGTATATTCGCGTAGGGAAAACAGAGGTAGCAGGCGACATAATATTTAAGGACACCAATGATTGCATAAAAGGTATATGTGATAAAAAGAGTACCTCTAAATACAAAATACACGAGGGGCAAAACGATTCTGTTATGACTCCAACTGGTTTAATCAATTTCCATACTCATCCAAAAAGTATATATAACTCCGAAGAAACGAAATATGGATGGCCGTCGGGTGAAGACATGGCGCAGGTAATCCAATTTGCAAAACTGAACACGATAAGACACATCGTCTTTACTGTCGAAGGTGGTTATATTATAAAAGTAAACAAAAAGGTTAGTAATTACGATGCTAAAATGATAGAAAATGTACTAAGATATACTCATATTTACAGATCTTTAGACCAAGGCGTACAATTTAAAAATTTTAAAAAAGACTTTGGAGTTTCGGGAAGAACGACCGTTGATATGTGGTTAAATCTTGTTAATGATTTGACACTCAATAAGTTATATAAATATTATAACTTATTTAATCCAAAAAAAAGAAAAGTACCAACGGGTAAAAAGGCTCACGAGACTATATTTACAGTTCAACTTAAAAAATTATCCAACAAGTTTACATTTAAGGCTAACCACATTAATGAAGACTGTCACTTTACACTTTACGGCTTGTCTCCTGATTAACTTCATATATTTCTAATGTTTCATAAAAATTTACGAGTATACCGTTATTACAATTTAAATTCTTAAGATATTTCCTAAGTTGATTAATTTCTTTAGAGGTTATTCTTGAATTTTGAGATTTAAGTTCAAGAATATTAGTTATCTTTCCGCCACTATTATATAATACAATATCCGCTCTTTCAAAACCTAGATAATACCCTTTATATATTATAGGAACTACAACTTCGGTCTGTGTAATCTGCCCCCTTAAATTCAATTCAAGATACAATGCAGATTGATATATATTTTCTTTGTAGTATCCACCTAGTTCACCGGACACAGTTTTAATACATTCTAAAACTCCTTCCATAATATAAAGAATCATACTTCTTTTTAAATCTTTTTATGCACGTATTCTTTAGAACTAATTAAAAAAAACTTACTTCTCTAATTTTTTTCGCTATTTTTTCCGTGTCAAGAATATTGTCATCTTCATCGCGATCTATAATAGAATATTCAGATAACACGGGTTCATGTAACCTCTTTTCTTTCTTAATTTTCATTTGTTGAATTTCCCATCGTATATAAAACGCTGTTTTAGTATAAACTATTACATCTCCTTTAAGAAGAATAATACCATTTAATTCATCATCGATGTCTGAGATACCAAGTTTATTTTTCTTATGAAAGAAGTATGTTTCGTCACTGTAAAAGCAATTCAATAAGTTTCCGTCGCTAATGGCATTACGATACAGACTTGAACAAGAATCTATGTCTAATTCTTTTCCAAAAAAATCTTTACTCCTTTCAGAAGTGGTTTTAATTATATCTTTAGAAATAGTTTCTAACTCGGAAATTGTCGTTTCGTCGAGAAAAATTTTACATTTTTCTTTTTCTTTATCTATATATATTTTAGTTTTTGGGATTTGAAATGTAATCTCAGAGGATCCATCCATTATTTTAGAAAAGAAAACGTTATCGTCTACCTTATTAGGTTGATATATTAAAATACTTTCTTTAATTATGCCCATATTACATTACATTAAAGAAAGTATTTTAAATGTTATTTTTTAACGTAACTTAGTTTACGAGTAAACACTGGGAAATAAAAAAATGGCCGTCATTGCACGTAAACGAACAAACAACTTTTTCTGTTACTTTTAATTTTGAAAATGGTATATCGTTTTTATATTCATCGAAAAATTTTGAACTTGTTGTATTTTTAAGTATAATTGCACTGTTTAAGGTCATATCTGTATTTATTTTTTTAACATTATATAATGTTTTAATGTATCCGCATACATTCATGAAATTGTCGTGGACATGAGAGTCTTTATTTATTTTTAAAATAAGTCTTCCATTATCTTTTTCAGCGTTTATAATAGGACTTTTGATAATCAGGCTATCTTCGGCTATATTATATCTTAATTCGGTTCCGTGAATATAAAGACCCGTTAAATTTATTTTTTTGTATGATATCATATCTACGAGTTATAGAATTATACAGATATACAATTATACATATATATTAATTAAGAGTATTTAACGTGTTAACTGTACATACCAAATGGAGGTACATCCGCTGTTTTTTTGCTGCCGACGAATACATTAAGCGCTTCTTTAAACTCTGTAATATTTATATTATATAAATTTTCTTTACCAAAGTTATTTCGCATATTTATTATCATTGCTTTTTCTATTATATTATTAATGTCGCCACCGTTTCCTGTAAATAATAAGATATGTTTAGAAAGTAAATTGTTTATTTCTGGAATTTTACATGATGTTTCCCATTCTTTTTCTTGAACAAGTTTAAAATAAATTTGTGATAATTCATATGGTGTATAGTTTTCTATAGTAAATGTCCAAGGGAATCTTCTACGAAGCCCAGGGTTCATAGAAAAAAAACATGCATCTAATTCGGTTTTGTATCCAGCTATAATACATATTATCTTGTCTACATTTTCAGTTAAGTATTGATTTAGAGTATCTATACATTCTTTGGCGTAAGAATCTTCTCCACCCGGTGATTTTGACCCTAGTGAATATGCTTCATCTATTAACATTACACCTTTTTTACATCTCTCGAGAGTCTCCATTGTTTTGATTGCCGTACCTCCAAGATATTCAGAAATTAAATCCGACCTTCTTACTATATTAAACTTTGGTTTTTTAAATATTCCCAATTTTGAATAAATTCTAGATAAAATATTCGATACAGTGGTCTTACCGGTGCCTGGCGGCCCCTCTAAAACCGTGTGCAGCATAACACCATCTCCATCTGATTGAATAAAGAATATAATTTGGTCTACTATTTGTTTTTTAAATTTATGTAAACCAATCATATCATTTAACTCATTTAATTCCGGGAGTAAATCAGGTAAAAGATACATTTTTCTAGGATAATTAATTCTGCCTCTTTTACTGGGTAATTTCATACGTTTATAATCACCTATCATGTCTATTAGATTTTGTAAACAATCTAATGTGTATTTTGTTATATCAAATAAATCATCTGATATATTTGTCGTAGATAAGACGCGTTTCATATACGTTATATATATATTATTTTTTTATATGCGATAATGAACACACGTATTCAATATCTAATAGATGAAATTGACGCAAATGACCAAATTTGTACCACTAAAATAATTAAAGATTTTGAAAAAAAAATTAAAAAAAAAATAAATAGATACAATTGCAAAACCAAACTAGAAGATTATAAAATAAATTATCTAGATTATACATTAAATTATCTAGATTATATTGTATTGTATTATATCTGGAAAAACTGTGATTTACATACTGATATAGAAGACATTCTCGTTATAATGTATTCCTTTTACAAACTCGAAGAATTTTATTTTGATAGTGATATATTTAATCTCAAAAAACCTTTGTATATAATCAACAATTCAAATATTAATTTTTTAATTGTAGATATATTTAATATATTGTATACATTAAATGAATAATTTTGAACTTTATTATGAAAATGATGAAAAAAGATTAGAGTACATGACCAGAACCCCTTGGCTTAAAAATAAACTTACAGGGGAAATAGTTTTATCTGGCGAAGGTTATCCAATTGGAGACAATAACCGAGATCCTAGGTGGAAAGGTTACCCAATGTCTTTACATTTCAATAATGGTGTAATGAATGCTCTGCCTCTCTTAACGGGTCCCACTGAAATTTATATGTCAGAGGGCCACTATGCAATGTATGTACCTAAACCAAATGATTATGACAGAAATGTGTTTACTTATGCCTCGCTTTTAAGAGAACGTTATACAAAATACCTCGCCGATATCCGTAAAGCGAATCTTTCCGCTTTTGAGAAGGGTTTAAAAGAATTAAAATCAACCAAAAGCGCAATGAATAAAGAACTTAAGCAAGAATACGCAAATCTAAGAAATTTAGAGATTCAGATTACGCGATATGATAGCGCAAATAAGAGAAAATTAAGAGCGGCCGCGAGAGGTCTCGATGTTGCACCAGACGACGGAAATAGAAAAGGAAATGTAAAAGATATATATAATGCTAAATTGGCAGAAATAAAGAATATAGAACAGCATTTGAATAATGTAACAATTTTAATAAATCAACTTAACATCAATATTAATTCATTAAGATAATGTATAAATTAAACGTGCCTGAACACTTAAAAAATATATATTCCACGCGAGATCAGGCCAATGAAATTAATAAAATACTTAGATTATATATCTCAGACGGAGATACGGTTACCGATGCAACTGCATGCATAGGAGGAAATTCAATTTTTTTCCAAAAAGATTTTAAATGTGTAAATATAATAGAAAAAGATAAGGATACATTTTATATATTAAAAAAAAATACAAATTTTTCAAATTGTAAACATTATAATTGTTCATATATAACCTTGATGTACATACTTAGACAAGATCTTGTATTTTTAGATCCGCCATGGGGTGGTACGTATTATAAAAAGAATTATAATATAAATTTATATCTTGATAACATAAATGTAATAGACATCATAAACAATTTATATCATTATACGAGATATGTTGCTATGAAAATTCCAAATAATTATAATTTAGAATATGTAAATAAAAATTTTTGGGAATGGAAAATATATCCTATATATAGTAACAAAAAAAAGATATACAATTTAATCGTATTCTATAAAAGAATATAAAGACTATGTACATTATTATTTATAAATGAAATATCTGTATGGTTGCCCGAGTGGTCTAAGGGGACAGACTTAAGATCTGTTGGCGAAAGCCTCGTGGGTTCGAACCCCACACCATACAGATATTTTATTAAATTCATAGTATATTTAATTTTATGCATCTACCATAACAATGTTTTTATGTTTTTTAATTATATCAGAATAAAATTTCGCAAATTTAAGCATTTTAGAAAATATCTCAGTATTTGTTCCAATTAACATATGTTTATTTATCTCTTCATATGATTTACCTGGGTTTAATATTCTTAATACTGTAAACATTAATGACCATGTTACGCAATAACCATTTCTATTTCTAGGTTCTACATGTTGAATTCCCGCAGTTGGACACGCTACTGAAAGATATATAAATTTATATTCTGGTAATATTTTTTTAAATTGTGCTTTGAGAATATCGTCTACCTTATCTTGATCATAGGACGGACACGAAAATTTACCACATAGATTACCATGTGGATCATATCTATCTATGGTTTTTAATACAGTATCGAAGATTAATACATTGGCATGACCCCCTTCAACCTTTGGGATATCAATTTCAGATGTGGAAAAACTTAAACCCATTGCAATATATCTTTCCTTACAGGTTCTAATTGAATTTATTGCACCTGGATGTATAATAAAATCGGTAGAACCTTGTGTAGAAATTTGTCTAAGAGGGGCGTTATATAATTGAGCGTGATTTAATTCTCTATAATTCTTCCAAGATCCTGTAGAACTGTAATTAGTATTAATTTTAAATTTCGGTTGTTTTTTATCGAGTGGATTTATATATAAATAATACTTTTGGTTAAACCAACATAAATTTTTTTTAAATACGGCATCTTCTTTCATCATTAATTTTAAAAAACGTGGAATATTTGTAGTTGTTCTTAAAAACCAAAATGCACCCTTTTTCTCATCCTCTTCAAGTGGGGTAATTTCAAAAGACCCCAGATATTCATTAATACTGACTATACCGTCCTTGTCTACGTCAAGATTTTTTTTAAGTTTATCTATATCAATGTCATTTTTTGGTTTAATAACAAGAGGTGTTACTCCGGGATCGTTAAAAGCAATAGACCATCCTTGTGACATCAATTTCTTAACAATGGGACTTGTAATATTTATACATCTACCTGTATTTGGATTTACCAATCTTTTAATGTCCTTTGGACAAACTTTAAATATCTTAACGTCATCATTTTTAGGCTGTACCGGAGGCTGATTTTTATTAGGAGTTACTAATATAGTATAACCCTCCTGAATTAATTTTTTTATTATAGGACTAGTTTCCATAACACACCTACCTGTTTTTGGATTAACTAATTTTTTAATATCCTTTGGGCACCGTTCTATATTTTTACTCATTTTAATATATATTAGATATAATATTATATTATATATTATATATTGTAAAATATGGACAGCAGATCCAAATTGATAGAATGTGTAAATAAAATAATATTAGACGAATATAATTATCTGAATCAAAAATCAATTGAACTTAAAACAAAAGGAATTACTGTAATTGATATCCGACTTGCAAAAAATAAACATAAATTTCTACATGACACAGACTGGTTAGAATTAATTAAAACAATTCAGATGCGCGATTTTAAAACCAAAGATCCCGCATTTGGGTTTGTATTGGGGGCATTTGGGGCTTTTGGAAATCCGGCAAGCTTTCATAGTAAGGAAATATACGCTTTACGTTACATTTTATTCCATAAATTAAAAATTGTATTCAGAAATATGGACCCAAATAGAAAATTAGAAACACTTTTTGATAGAATAGCAATTCGTAGAAAAGGTGTGACGGTTTCCGGGGAATCTTTTCACAGAGATACATGTTCTTTGCAGAAAGATGAAGATAACATTTATGGAGGGTGGATAAATCTAGACAATACAGAAACTCAATATTTTTCTTGCGTTCCTGGTACTCATACGTGCAAGGGGAGAGGAGGATTTGAAAGAATAGAAGGAAAATATACTGATACTAAGATAAAAATTCCAGTTAAACCTAAACAAGTAATTATATTCAATCAAAACATAATACATGAAATTTTTCAACAAAAGATTTCGAAGACTAATATCCGACTCTATTTAGGCTGGAGACATACATTCAGTGATGAACCTTTATTAAATGACAATGTCGATCCTCAAAAAAATATTAATGTAGTCTTAAGGGACCAAATTGTACCTGTGTTACCAAGCGGCGACATTCCATATATGTACTCTAGAAATCATCCCGGGTTACATAGACATATGATTGTACAAATTTCCAAAGAAATTAAAGACTATTATAAAATTAACAATCAAAAATATGAAAATGGAACAGTTGTATCAAGGAGTTTAATTTACCCAATATCCAAGATAGATATACCAAATGAATATAAAAAAATTTACTATCCAACTGAAATTTAAGCAAGGTGAAGATCTACATTTATACACAAAATTTCGGGTTTTTGTTTTTTAGAAATTAGTTTAATTATAAATATTAGTATTATATAGTCAAAGTTTATAAATTTGTTCATTAATTTATTTATTAATTTTATTTGCTTCGATAATCCAAAGTTCATACAATTATTACAATTTTTTATTTTACTTAAATACCCATATTATTTAAAAAATATATACATTATGAACATTTTCTTTCTGTCTATATGCCCCAAGACGTGTGCTATTATGCATTGTGATGCTCATGTTAGAAAAATGATATTAGAATATGCTCAAATGTTATGTTCAGCGCATCATGTCTGTGGTAGATATAAAAATCCAAATTTATATAAAATAGCATTTAAAAATAATCCGTGTACAGTCTGGGCAAGAGCGTCAGTGGGCAATTACATTTACCTATACACATTATTTATAAATTTATGTAGAGAATTTACATATCGTTTTGGAAAGATACATAGTTCTCAAAAACAACTCGAAAAGTGCTTATCTTTTATTCCACTTGGCGTCCCCAATGGAAATATTACTAAATTACATCAGGCTATGCCAGACCGATGTAAACTTAAGAGAGATACATCTGCTTATCATAAGTATTACAACATGGAAAAGACTTATTTTGCAAAATGGACTAAAAGAGAAATTCCCTATTGGTATTCCCCAATTAAATAATAATTTAAAATAAGTCTTTAACATTAAATGGCCAAATCTTTTATTAAATTCTTGAAACAAAAAATCACTGTATCAGTTTTAATAACTGTAATCGTTTTTAATATCTTTAACCCCGTTACAGATGATATTTTTGTTCCGGTCATAGGATATATCATAGATCCAAATGCATATCTCGATAAATCTAAAATCACGTTAAATGAAAATTATGAAATTAAATACGGTATTTTTTTAAAACAGTTTATCATTAGCGTAATGATACTTGGACTAGTTTATTACATTGATAACTTCTTTTTCTCTAGTTCAATATAATAATTTAATCCGTCTTTATACATAGATTTTACATATATATTATGGGAATTATAATACAAATGTAAATATTTTCTAATAGCGGTACCCTTTTTGTCTAAAAAGACACTTTTTAGAAAATTATAATCATATTTTTCATCGAGTTTAATAACATCGTCTTCTCCGTCGCATTTAATATAATACAAAAATGTACAATCTTTGTCTGACTGCAAAAGATCGTTTGGTTCTGGAATACATAAATCTTGAATCAGTTTATTGTAAGCGGACGTATACATTTTGTTATAAATGCTCTGAGTTTTTTCGTGCGGATATTTATTTTCATCCGTGGGATCTAATATAAAAAATTCCCAGCCTTCTTGTGGCATATTTTATATTGGATAAATATATTATATTTTTATATTAATTAATCTTCTGCGTCTTCGTCGGTCTCTTCCTCGGTCTCTTCCTCGGTTTCCCCATCAGATGAGTCAGAATCGAGGTCAAGATATTCTAAGTCTGTATCTGTAACCATCTCAAACTCCTTTTCTACTAATTCTTCATCTGGAACATCAGGCTTTATTTCTAGAGGAGGGAATAAGTGTTTCAATTGTTCAATAATCTCTAGAGTCATGGTGGTTTTATTAACACATGTAAATTTAATAAAAAGATCGCCATACATCCCTGGGTTACCCAAAACAGGCATACCAAGTCCATTTACTTTCTTAAGTAAATTATTTTCTTCATCAAAAACGTCAAATGGGTCACCTTTAATTACCAATGTTTTACCATTTAGGTGCTTGATGTAAATCTTGGGTTGAAATGTTTCTGCGAATGAAATCTCTTTTTCGATGATTAAATTATTACCATCCCTTGTAAAACAACCATGTTCTTCAACGTCTAAATACACAACTATATCACCAGTTTCGTATCCCTGTTTCTCATCTGCCATATGATTAAATCTAATTGTTTGCTCATCGATCATACCCGGTTCAATCTTAATACTCAACTTCTTTTTTTCATCTTGATAGGAACCATCGGGTTCAATCCTCTGTCGCCGAAGAGCAATCTTCTTTTTACCTCCGTTATATAGATCGTCTAATGTTACAGAAACTGTAAATGTCATGTCTTTTGTTCGGGGGGCAATAGGATCTTCATCTTCCGATGAATCTGTTATTATTTCAACCATTTTCTTTTTCTTCTCTTTACGATTGTTAATTGGTTCAGGGTCACTTATGTCCAACTTTATTTTTGAATCTTCTGGTGTAACCGGTATCTTTTGTTTACCCTGTTTTTTAGATGTCTGAACAGGTGCAAACATTTCCGGTTTAACTAAATCTGTTACCGATTTAGTGATTTTGCCTATAACATTAGACATATCTGCTTCGGTTAGATTCTTACCACTTTTCAATTCGGACGGAGGCTCGATTTGCGATGCTACTTGCTGAGCAAGACGCATAATATGGGCCATGTCGGGCATTTGCTGAGCCATTGCAGTTAATATAACTTATAGACTATATTTTTAATGAGAATATTTAACGAGATATTTACTTCTTTCCGAGGTCTATACGTTCCTTTTTATCATCATTGGGCGGTTCTATAAATGAGACAGTTGTGCCATATTTCATTGACCCAGTTTTTTTATTAACTGGATTTTCTATTTGATTAGTTAATGTCTCTAAGATCTCAAATGCTTTCTTACCCTTATAAACCTTATTAGGGTCATCATCTATTATAATCAATGGTATGATATCGACATCAATTTTACTACTCTCTATTTTATCTTCTTTTAAATTAATAAATTCCTTATCATAACCATTTATATTAGAGACTTGAAGTATAAAATCCATAGACGCCTTACACGAAGGATGATAAACCACTGTTAGATTTTTTGTGTTACCCATTTTATTATAATGATAGAAAAACTAAAATAAAATACAACGTAATTATCTTCTTCTTGCATTCATATATATATTCTTCTTGGTCTTTGTATCAGACTTGGGCTGCGGCTCTGGGCGTTTTACCGGTTCCGGAGGTTCTTCCTTACTGCGCAAAATTTTAAGGGCTTCTTTTAATAAATCGGCGTCTACATTGGCATTTTTTGCTTTTGTAATATATCTATAAATGGTTTCTTTATCTTTACTTGTCACCGCTGTCTGTATCTTTTCTACCAACTGTTCCTTTGTAAGTATTTCAAATTTTGGCGAAATTTTTTCTATTTCGTCTAAAACATGTTCTATGTTTATTGTACCTATAACAGTGTTAAAAATATCATGGATATCTATATTATTAATTATTGCAAATCTAATTGCATCTGTATTTGCATTAACTTTGTCAGTACATATGTAATGAAGATCATCATTTGTTTCAAATGTAGAAAAAGCAGATAATTCCATGGCTTCTAAAATATTCTCCTTTGATATTAATGGTAAACCATTTAAAATTTCATTTTGTTCATTTAACTTAATGAAACTCCCTGGTAAACTAGTCATTTTAACCTTTTCAGAAGTTTTTATTAACTCGTCGGGTTTTTGAATGTATTCGTATATAGTATTATACCAATAGTACCCCCTGTAATTATTTAACATAATATAGTTTTCATTAGATACATAGCAATGCACAGGTTCCATAATTGTAACAGGATTTTTAGTAGTCTTTCTAAACTCTTCAGGTTCTAGAAAAAGTATATCATCTGAGCCCACTACTTCGCACATATATTTATTATCATCGGTTTTCTCGCGCGGAATTACAGTTTTTCCATTAACAGTATAATTGTGATCTAATGAAATCTTGCCGATAGGTAATTTTCTATTACTCACCCGCGCCATATAAACTGTAAAAGTTTTATATCCATCTAAAATATTCTTTTTTCCCACTACCTTATTAGGCTTTTGGGACAAAATTTCGATAAGTCCTGGATCTAATTGTAAATAATTTTTATTCTCTATATTTTCCTCTGTAATTGTTTTAAGTTTATTATTAGAGTTAGATACGAGTGTATTGTAGTAATTATATAGTTTTTGTTTTTGATCTTTGCCTAATAGACCAATGTCTTCTAAAGTTAATTCCTTTATTTTAGCAAGATTTTCTATATATTTTATAGCCTTTTCTTTAGCATCAGACCACTTTTTGTTCTTTTTGTAGTCTTTTATAGACACATTTAAATCGAAAGTGTCTACGACTTCTGATAACAATGGCATGCCTTTACATTTGGTTTCAATCCATTTACACTTATATTTCAGACTATTTATATCTAGAGAAAAAGAGTTGGAATCGTTACACGAAATTTCATCTTTAAACCTGTCACAAGCGTCTAACGCGTCGATTTTTCTTTTAATTATTTCTTTATCGGAAACCCCTTCTCTAGTCTTTATAATTTTACCCCGTGAATCAGTATATTCAAGAATTATATAATTACTACCCGTTAGAGCTTTTGTAATATCGTCCCCTTTGAATGTACAAGGTCCTTCTATTATTACAAATCCGTTGTCCACTCGTTCTTTAAGGTTTGTATCGTATATAGGAAACGTGTTTTCATCAAACTCATATGGGACGCCATATGTCCTAAACTCATCTTTAGAAACTGGATAAGCATAACCAGGTTCTTTTACACCTAACCTTGGTCTTACGGTATAATGTATAGTTCTCTTAGGAATTTTCAAGTATTCATAGTCAGTGTAACCAATTGGTGTATAGTCTACCATTTCAATTAAGGTATCTTTTTTGTCATAATTTGCAATAAATCCCATTATATTTTTCCAAAGTTCAAATGAATCGTCTACTAAGTTTACCTGGAATACATCTGCAAGGCGTTCAAGTTCTGATCTTGTATAATTTTCTTTAATTATATTACCGGAACTATCATACATGTAAAACATTGGATAATTTCCGCCATATATATAATAACCGGAAATATACATATATTTCTTATAAATTATTCCGTATTTATTCTGTTTTGGTCTCATTTCTGATATAATCGGAGGATGATACGTGTTAGATGCCAAAATTTTTAATCTTTCTATTTTAGATTGTCTTGCTGCCGATTTAATAATTCTAATAGCCTTAATATAATTAATATTAACGGGTTTTTCTTTATTTCGTTGATCATTTATAAATTTATCCCAGGCATTAATTTCTTCGCCGCGTAGAGTTGTGATATATTCTGTAAATTCAGAATCATTAAATTTTTCCGAGAATAGTTTAAGTCTTGAAATGTCTACTACTGAAAATTCGCCCTGTGTTATTATAAATTCCGTTATCATACTATTTAACACCGCCGGTTCCAACCGAGGACACTCTTCGCTACTTGTACTTGTCCCGCAGCGCAAAGACATTATAAATGAACATAATTTTTTGTATTCGTCATTTATAATTTTATTATAATAAAGGTAATCTTGATGAGATTTTGAAAATTCATACAATACATTCTCGGTTGTAATAGAGTATTCCGCTGGATCTTTTGCATTACATTTCTTAAAAGTGTTTTTCAATAAATTCTGAGCAGTCATTCTTTCGGCTACAGTTGCAATTCTATATATTCTTCTAGATGGTAATCTATTTCTTTGTTTTAAAAGATATCTAAGTCTATAATTTAATTCTATATATCCTTCCGGTACAATTAAACTTTTGTAGCGACGCAAAGAATTATTCCAGAGAATCTTTTCAGAATACTCATTCATAATTTCTTCAATTTCTAAAAGAGATAATTCGGAATGATTTTTTTTAAAATTTTTAAAATTAAATTGAGTATTTTCTAGTTCAGTTTGATAAGTGTCAAAGTTTGATGTATTTGGCGCCCAATTAAGAATTATATTTATATTTTCTTGTTTATCGCCTGCAATGTCTATATCATCTTCGGGAATAATATAAGGCGTTTCGTAAGCAAGTAAAGTAATTATACTTTCGTTGCCTAAAACAAGATCTTGAAGTTTAGTTTGATGATTATTTATTAAAAAGAAGATCTTAGAAATATTTTTATCGTAATTAACACTTGAATAATCAAAAATGTCTGACTCTATTTTATTTACTGCATTTTGAGAACCAGGATAGTACTGCGTAAAATATTCCATAAGTCTATACAATCCTTTTTTCCTTATGTCATAAATGACTGTTCTGTCTTTAAAGAGTTTTGATATACTTGAATGCCCGGATAAGTTAAACATCTCAATGTCTTCTCCGTATGAAATATAATAATTTATTTTACGTATTTTAGTTAATAATACGTCTCTTGATTCACCTTTAACTCTTTTAGAATTTTCTAGAAGTATCGCTTTTAAATCTTTTAAATAGTCATCAAATGACATATATCTTTTAACGATATTCTTTAGATTATCATCGGGTAAAGAACCTCTCAATTCCCAAGCGTCCACAATTTCTGTTTTATTACCCTCTTTAGATTTAAGTATTTTATACATCGGATCTTCAATAGGTAAAACTGTTACAAAATCAGAATCTGAATTTAAATTTTTAACGTCTGCTCCTTCTTTAATAGCGAGATGTCCTATACGCCCAGTTTCAATGTACATTTGATTTCCTTCAGTGTCTATACTCGGCATCGAGTAAGTATACTGTTTGAAAAGTTGATCAGAAGGTATTTTGTAGTAATCAGTGTTCTCATCGCTTAGAATTTGTTTTAATTCTTCATAATTTTCAGGATGACTTCTAAACTTAAAGACTTTTTGTTTATTAGATCTAAGCCTCTCTATATAACTCATAAATCTGGTTGTAGATGATCCGGCACATTTTAAAAGATCCTGAGTGGACATCATCCTGAGCCTGATCTTAAGATTGTTAAGACGATCAGAATACATCTGTTCATCTGGTGATAATAAATTACCTCTTTTTTCAATTTTTTTAATATTACCTATTTTATCACTGAGTGGCGGGACATGCTTAAATTCATAATTAGTCTTATCAGTCTCATAATTATAAAAAATTTTAGAAATTTCAAATGAAGATATATAGAAGTTAACTTTTAACTTAAATGTATCCCATTCTTGTGAATCAGCCGTTTTCGGTGGTATAGTTATGCCTCGTTTTTTAGCGACCGATTTAAGATACTTTGTCTCTTCGTCTTGAAGTTTGAGGAGTTTGTCCTTAAGAGAGAGATCTATATCCAACTTTACATTTTCGGGGTCTTTTTTGTCGTACTCTGTACCTCTCTTTAGCAATTCGTATTCTTTTCTTAGGAAAAATATATAAGATATATTAAAATCGTGCTCTGTAATATCACCGCGGCGATATTCGGCTATCTTTTCATTCTTCATGTCTCTAATTTTTTGAAGTATAGCTTGATCTTCGTCATTTAATATAAATGTTTTGGTTTTAATGTCAATGTAATACCGTGTTTTAAACATTTCAATTTCGAAATCCTCATGGGTTACAGTTCCGCTCGCCAACATATCTGACAATGTCTCTTGCCATCTTTCTAAAGTTCCTATTTCATCGTATAAATCTGAATCGATTTCATCAGGGTCAAATCCCGAATCTTCCATTATTATAATATATTACATATTAAAAGTTTTAAAAAAATATAAAATATAAAGATATTAAAATATAATGCAAACTGTATATATTTTAAAAGATTCACGTAGAAGTTATAATGCTTTGTTACAATTGTATAATTCAGCAGATTTGTCTACTAATATAATAGTCGTAAATAAATTTTATGCCAAGATATTACTTTTAGATAAACGTGTTAAGACATTTCCTTTTATAATAAATACTTTGCCCACCAGTATAGGATTAATACCTAAGTTCGCAAAAGTGTTACCATTAGATTTATTTTTATATATCGAGCGCACTAAAAAAAATAAACCAATTAAAGAAATTAAAAATAGAATTACAAATTACAATAAATTTAATGAGAAAACTTCGAGACATTTACATACCGATGTTAATGTACCAAGTATTCGCAATAAATTTTATAAGCGTGATAATTTCATTAAGCAAAATAACAACCCTGTTAGTAAATTTAGAAAACCTCTCATTAGAACAGTTAAAGAAAGCGACGGCAGCGTAAATATAATTATGAAATAAAAAATAATATAATTATAAATACATTAATTATGAAAGAGTTCTGGGATTTTAATGAAAATAAGAACTATTCAACAATTGGGGGATATAAAGTGTTGGATATGTATGGCGACAAAACTGACGCTTCTAAATTATTAAAGAAATTAAAATTTATAATTTATAAATCTTTTATGAGTATACAATTCACCGAAAATATAACCCCAGAAATTAGACTTTTATTAACTACACCATTTAGACTACAAGAAATGCAACTAGAGGAATCTCAAGGTGATGTTATATTTGAAGGCATTAACAAACCAAAAGACGTTTATACCAAAAAAGGCGCCAGATATATAGGGGAAGACAAAAATCTCAGGGCTAAACATCGCATTATATTTCTTACAATTAGATATAAAAACGGAAAAATTAAAAAAATTAAAAATATTCTACGACTTCTCTCACACGAGCTTGCACATACAGCTTTAAATCATGTTAGATGGAGAGATGATGACCACGGGAAATCTTTTGATAAATTAGATAAAATGATATTAAAACATCTTAGATTAAATTTATAATGACTACCGTACAGATTGAAAATTTTTCCGAAGATATAACAGAAATAAGTTATAATAACGGTTATTCTAGACCTTCCAAGAGTTTATTAACACCCGAACTTTATAACGCATTTAAAACAGTTAAAGACAATAATATTTTACCCAATTTATCTAGAGAAGATTTAATTCAAGAATGTACAAGTTATATATATGACACACATACATTGTTTGAAAAAAATTTGCTTATATCTGACATCTACTTTACACTTATAGATCACAATACATTTAATAATACAATTGAAGAAATTAAATGTACTAATAAAAAACACGTTGCTATAATTTTTATAGATATATATACATACCCCAAGGTACAATTTATGTATATCCTAAGTAAATACTTCACGGATGTGGTACTATCCATGTCGCAGTTTTATAATTTTGGTATTTTATTTTGTAAAAACAAATTACATAACAATTTTTTAGCTATAAATAATAAAGGAAATGTGAAAGACTTTAACATTAAAATTCCCGAAAGAATACTATTATATATTAAGAATTATAACAATTTCATTTTTAAGAGAATAGTAGAAATTGATAAGAAATTAAATGATATGTGTTATTCTATACAATCGGTTCAAAAAATAAATAACGAAATAGAAATAATCAACAAGTATTACAAAATGTATATATCAAAATGTGTCTATACCAATTGTAATAATTGTAAATTGATTTATTCTAACTTTCTAGACAGTTGTATATGTGAAAAATGTTATAATTTATTCCTGTGATTTTTTTCCTCCGTAACGAGAGGCTGCCAGTTTAAATCTTTCTTTATGTGACATATCCGGGTGTGTAGCCTTAACATTTGCTAACTCCGCTTTCATAAATATATTATATGCACTAGGTGCCCTAGTTTTCTTTTCTTTTTTTTCTACAGACTTTCCCATTTTTAATTCCTTGATTTCTTTTTCAAGTATTTCTAAGCGAGCCTCCATTTGAGATATATACATATCTTAATAAACACAATTAAACGTACATTAAACCTGATTAATTTTGATAATGTAGATATTTATTTCGGGACTTTGAGCATATGTTTATCGCAAAGAGGATAGTTACCGTAATAATTTTTATTGAAAAAAGATGCCCCACATTTTTTACATTTATACATGCAAGTTTCTACACTTGTCTCAGACATAACCTTGAGAAGATCCCAATTAACCTTAATTTCTCCGTCAAAAATCTCAACAGGTTCCATTTATATTTATATATTCACATTTAATATTAAAATTTCCTAAGAAATGTATACCAGTTTGGTCTTTATACTTACTTGAATATACTACACGTTTTATACCACTCTGTATTATTAATTTTGTACATTCTTTACACGGAGACATGGTGATGTACAACGTAGAACCAATTGACGATTGTCCAGATTTTACAAGTTTAGTTATGGCATTGGCTTCTGCATGTAATACATACCATTTAGTGTTACCATTCTCGTCTTCACAATCATTGTCGTAACCCACGGGTGTACCGTTATACCCATCTGCTATTATAGAATTATCCTTTACTATCAATGCTCCTACCCTTTTTTTGGTAGCATAAGACATTTTAGATAAAATGTCTGCGAGTTCTAGATAAATAGAATCATATTTATTATTATTCATAAATAACGAAGCGTAATGTGTATTGTATACTGTATAATGTATAATGTATATATACAATTTACTTTTAAGTAATATAAGCATAAGTTTCTGTAAAGATATCTAAACTGTTTAAGAAAATATTGGAATTTTTATAAAGGGGAAATTTTAGTTTAAATTTTTGATAAGGAGTAAGATCCCATGGCCATAGTTTAAGCACTTTGCTATTTGAAATTTTATATTCTATTTTATTGAACTTCATAACATGTAAAACTTTATACATCAAAGTGTTCCAATTTCTATAAGATCTAGGTACAACATGTGTTGTTTCTTTAATTTCCGCTGTTGGGGGAAATGATATATAATTATCTATAGTTGAATAATTAACATGATTTACACATCTTTTAGTAATTTCTGGAATATCATCCGAACTTTCAGGCGATTGAATCCATTTAACAGATGAATTTTTGTTATGAGAATGACAGATAGCACAATAATAACCAGATTTATAGTCTGTAAATTGCACATGTTTAACATTTTGATTTTGTTCGCCATTAAAATTTTTAATGTTTTTTATACTTTTCCAAATATGCAAATGAATTCCTGAAGGATCGTAATAAGGCCCGGGACCACTTGAAGAACAATTATATAACGGTTTTTCCGGGCCTTCGCCTTTTTTTTTAATTATAATAGAATCCAGAGCCTCAATAGAACATTTTTTTCCATTAAAATTAGCATCCCATTCTTCCCTTTCAGTTAATACAGTCTTTCGGTATTTTTCAATTGACATAGTCATTTAATGAATTACAATACGTTAAATCAAATTTAATACATTGTAAGTCTTTAATATAATTTATTTTTTGTAATAAATTACTTTTTTTCTAGAGTTGAAATAAGAGCCTGCCTAACTCTGTCATTAACTTTACCTATAAGAGAAAATTCTTCGGGCTTAAAAAGTCCTCTTGAAGCGCCAACATTTAAAATAGACAAAAAAATCTTAAGATCACCCGCGGCAAGAGTTACATTTTCACTATCATCAACATCGTCTATCTTATACTTAGGTTCAGCAGGGTCCATATTTTTTATTATAAATGTATATATTTAATTTCTTTAAATTAATTTAATTTAAAAATTGTCTAGTTCTTCAAGGGTTTTATCTAAAATTTGTTCGGGTCGGTTATATTCAGTTACTCTTTGCTCGAAGAAATTACTCTTCCCGTCAAGAGACATTGTATCCATAAAACTAAATGGACAAGTTTCGTTATATATTTTAGGGTATCCAAGTTTTTGAATTAAACGATCTGCTTGGAATTCGATGTATTTTTTCATAGAATCCGAATTTATTCCGATTAGATTACATGAAAAAGATTCGCATATGAATTCTTTTTCGATATCTACAGCCGATTTCATCATATCTACTATTTTTTCCTGTGGTATTCTGTTTACAATATAACTATAAAGAAGAACCCCAAAATCTGTATGAAGAGATTCATCTCTTGCTATAAGTTCATTACTTTTACCTAACGCTTTAGTCATCATTTTTTTAACATATTTTAACCAAAATATAGAGCAGAATGATCCTGCAAAGAAAATACCCTCTACAATTGTAAACGCTACAAGTCTTTCAGCAAAAGGAATCTCTTTATTTAACCACTTTTGGGCCCAATCTGCCTTTTTCCTAACCCCCGGTAATTCTTTTATTCCATTAAGTGCTTTAAACTTATCCTCTTGGTCGGTAATATAAGTGTCTATCATAAGAGCGTATGTTTCAGAATGAATAGTCTCCATGGCGGCCTGCCAACCATAGTAAGCCCTTATTTCAGGAACTTTTATTTCATCTATAAAATTAATTGATAAATTTTCAAAAATAATACCGTCAGAGCCTGCAAAGAATGATAATACATTAGTGATAAAATATTTTTCATGCTCATTTAATTTTTCCCAGTCTGAAAGGTCTGCTGAAAAATCTATTTCTTCGGCCGTCCAAAAAGCCTGTTGATGTTGTTTATAAGCTTCCCATACCTTTGTCCAAATGATGGGCTGCAATACATATCTATTAGAGGTTTCTGATAAAATAGGCTCCATTATAATACTTAATATTCTATAACTCTATATTTTTTTTTAACTTTTATTTTTAAGAACACTGTTTGCAAATTCCGGATACAGGCTTTTTACCGAAAAACGTGAAGAAAGGAATGTAATCGGATATTTCGGCTTCTTCATGATATTCTTTTTTAATATTCCTTTTATTAAGAAGTCCCATTTTTTTTAATCTAGCCTCTAATTTTGCTTTACCAAGTTCTTTACATTCTGTGAGAGAAATATTATTGGCTCTAGCGATACCTTGAAGATCTGAAAGCGTTATTCTGGGTTTAATTGCCTTCGAATGGGTAGCCTTTATTTTTTTACCAAATTTACTCTTAAGAGCACATGCGCTGCAGCCCCCAAACCCACATTTAAATTGTTTTTTTCCAAAGACTGTGTATATATCGTCGTCAGAGTTATATCCCGACTTATTCGAATTTCTAATTCTATTTAAATTTCTTTTTGAATTCGAAGAGTCGTAGTCTCCTGTAAAGCGTGGAATTTTTCTCCATCTATTAGTTGCGGGATCGCGATAATATCCGTCTTTAGAAGCCAACTGCGCTCTGCCTGTTTTTGGGTTAATTGCATATCCAGGTTTCAATGAGGCTCTAGAATTAACGCATCTTCCCCGCATATTACGAAATTTAGGAGGGTCACAAATGTTTCTAAGTCTACCAGTTTCTGGATTTATTTCTTTACCCGGGGGAGCAACCACGGGTTTTCTACCCCTGCAACGACCAGATGCGTCGCGATTTTGGTAATCCTTACAACGTATTCTATATCTCCCTGTTTCAGAATTAAATTCATATCCCGCCAAACCCGGCGGAGAATACATATCAGCAGTGGAATCTCCAAATTTTTGAACCATTTTCCACGCTTTCTTTAGTGGAATACCTTTTGCGTGATGTAACTTCATCGCTTTTTTTGCTAGACTCTGTGTCTTTGAAAGACCCCTTTTCTTTGTAGACTTTTTCTTTGAACCTTTTCTCGACTTTAAAACTTTCTTCCACGCGGCCTTCAGTGAAATCTTGTCCCTGTGATGAAGTTTCATAGCCTTCTTGGCATCTCCCTTTTTACCGAATTCCATTAATATATTAAATTAATGTAAACATTTTTAATTTAATTTAATAATTTAAAGATAATGTACTTTATAATAATATATTATATCATATCATATCATGAATTCTGTTTTTTCTTTACTTAAT